AGGGTAGGATCGTCCCATGCAAGGGTCTCCTGATCATCTGGCACATAGTAATCAGTGGTTTTATATGTGACCTCAGCTGTTTCACTCATCACATGAAACCCGTGAGCAAACCCAGGAGGGATCCACAATTGCTTCTCCGGTTTGTTCAAGGTAACTCCAATCCACCTACCAAAGGTGCGTGAGGACCTTCTGAGATCAACAGCAACGTCATAAATGGCACCTGAAATGCATCGCATCAACTTACCTTGTGGACGTTTGACCTGATAATGCAGTCCTCGTAGCACAGATTGCGATGATTTAGAGTGATTATCCTGCACAAACTCTACGGAATACCCAATAATGTCGCAAAATTGTTGCAAATTAAAGGACTCCATGAAGAAACCACGGTCATCTTGGAACAATTTGTTCTGAATAATGTAGACATCTTTGAGTTCAGTCCCTATTGCGTTCATACCATTCAATCGTTTCTTTAAGTCCATCATCGATGTTAAATCTTGGTTTCCAACCCAAAGTTTTAGTAATTTTACTGATGTCAGTAGAGTATCGCCGGTCATGACCCGGACGATCCTTGACATATTCTATCATACTTTCTTCTTTTCCCAATAAATTTAAGATTTTTTTAATCAAAACAACATTTTGTATCTCACATTGACCACCAATATTGTATTTTTCACCAATATTTCCTCTCCTCCACACCTCAATTAGTGCTTCACAGTGATCCTGAACGTATAACCAGTCCCGAATTTGCTTTCCATCACCATAAATTGGGACTTTTTTGTCAGACAAAAGGTTATTAATTGTTTGAGGAATCAACTTTTCACAATGCTGTCTAGGCCCATAATTATTAGAGCAGTTTGTAATGATTGCAGGAAGACCGTATGTATTATGGAATGCTTTGACAAAATGATCACTGGATGCCTTGGATGCAGAGTATGGATTCCTAGGATCATAGTTTGTTTCCTCTGTAAATGATCCAGTTTCTATAGATCCATACACTTCATCAGTAGAAATATGCATAAATCTATCAACTTCCTGCTTTAAAGATGCTTTTAAGAGGTTAACAGTGCCTACAATGTTAGTAAGAATGAACTCAGAGCAGTCCTTAATTGAATTATCTACATGACTTTCTGCAGCAAAATGAAAGACTGATCTGACATCATACTTATTAAAGACATATTGAACAAAATTTTCATCAGCAATATCTCCCTTCTCAAGGGGGACTGTCAAAGGGACCTGACAAATATCACCAGCGTATGTAAGTTTGTCTATGCATACAATTGATTCATCTAAGGTGTTTAGAAAATTACTACCTATGAATCCTGCACCACCTGTTACTAATATTGTCATTTTTGTTGGTATTTTTGTAGGAGTTCTGGGGAATATTGTGGCAATTCTTTTACTTCTCTCTCTTCCCTCTTCGCCTTTTCAAGATCAAAGACCCTGTTACGAAGTTCAGTAGAGGAATATTTGTGCTTTCTTACATGAAAATGTAGTTCGATACCATTATCAATACAGTATTGCTTACCGGTAAAGTCAACATTCTTATACTCCTCACTCAAAAAACGAATATCAATCTTCTGAGTTTGAATCAAGTTGAGTAGATCTTCTTCAGTTTGATATACAAGTATCTCATCAATATATTTGCATCCCTGCAGTTGAACATATCTCTCATAGACTCCCTGAGTGGGTTTATTCTTAATGCCAGGTCGATCAATAGTGGGATCTACTTGAAGTGCGACAATCAAATGATCACATAACTGCTTTTCCATCTTGAGCATTGTGACATGCCCAGCATGAAACAAATCAAAAGAGCTACATTGGAATCCTATTTTCATCTTTCAGTCTTATTTAATATAATTATATACAAAAAAAGCGGTTGTTGTCAACCGCTTGAAGGTCTTTACATGCACGCCACTTGCTCTTGTGAGAAGCAAGAAACTCAGAGGGATTGACTCCACCAGTGCTGTTATAGTCCGTCCGTGACTTACCGACTCACAGAGTCCCTGACGTAAGCAGGGACACCATCAGGATCTAACCAGCAAGTGTAATCGTGATCTTCCATAGCAGTCATCAACTGCATTTCATTATCACAAAGATACATGTCACGATAGCGTCCAGTGTAGGAATCTACCTTCTGAATGCGACAATCTGGCATACCATTAGTTTCTAGTTTGCCACACTGAATATAACGATAGGGGAACCGCTCAAGAAGAACGGTGGGTTTGTTAGATACTTTCATAGTGCCTCAGCAGTCTCAAGATCGATAGCGACTTGCTCCATTAGTATATCATAATCGTCAAGAGCATCGCCAGAAAATACAACACCATTGTTTTCATAATAGCGTCTTACTTTCTTGAGAAGTTTTGGATTCTTCACATCCAAGAAGAAGTCTCCGTTTACTGCTCCGCGTAGGGTTTGCAGATCTTTCTTGAACTTACTAGTCAGTGTCATTGTCTTTCGTGTTGACCTTAGTATTATACAGGACAGATGGGGTATCTGTCAATGGAAGTGGAGGGACTCGAACCCACAACCGCGCACTAATCTGGTGCATACAGAAGGTATAAGCTTCTCGCTCTGCCAATTGAGCTACACTTCCAAGAAGTTTAAGATCCTTCGTTGTGATCTGTATAGATGCGTATGAGTTCCTCATCCGCTAGGGTCATTACTGCTCTGTTTCCATTTTCATTTTCTACACCTATTGTCTCACCATTCTCCACTCTCTCAATCAGAGTTTCCCAGTTCTCTTGCCAATGTTTCACAGTATAAAATTTTGGATTTTTCATAAAAGAGATTGCAATAATTTCTTTCCATTATATAGGTAAGAATATATTCTTTCATCGTAAAAGTCAAGGTCAGATCCCATGTTTACATCCAACATAAAATCAGGACCTCCTACCATACTTTCTATACACCAAACTTCATAGAATATTTGAAATGCATTAGTTGCTTTTTTAATATCAAAGACTTCTAGAAAATCTTTCATCAATTCATCATGTCGTTTTTTACTTGGATGCCTTTTAGATATGAAATAATATTCCTCTGCAAACCATTTTTGATGATTGATAATATCTTTCATTTCAGTGTCATAATCTGGTTCAATTCCACATTGTATATTATGACATAGTTTAGACAAAATAGTTTCAATTACAACAGCATTGTATTCTGAGATATGATTTATATTCTGATGATAGTCCCACTCCATGTTACCATTAAGGGCAGCAATAAAGTGAGCGATGTCGTGACAAGCTTGTGTGGGTGGAGCTTCGGTATTATTTCGTTTATCCTTAGAGTCATCGATATAAGTTATGATCGTGATTGTTTTACCATTATCCCAGGACCAATCAATTTCCTTTACTTCCTTTAAATTTCTTATATATGATCCATTAGGATTAAAGAGAGATCCCTTTATTTGACTCAAAAGGTTCTTGTCAATATTAGAGTTAACTACATTCTTCATTTGGTATACTCCTATCAACAATACGTTTAACTTTTGATTTCCTGTAGTCCAAGTATAGCATAATAGAAACCCTATAGTCATCACTATCATTATAAACATTATGATAATGATATGAATTGAATATGAAAGCTCTACCAGGCATGCATTTTCTTTTGGTTACATTTTTCAACCACTCTGGTTTGTGAAATCTTTTCCACCATTTAAAGTCATCTTTATGTAACACATAATAATTAAATTCTTCAGGAACTATAATTGGTATCTGACAAGTAAGTTGCCAAGTAGGTTGATTATGATCAAGCATATGACTATGCCACACTAAAGAAGACTTTGGAGCAATCCTCATTATTCTACACCTCTCATCATCTGCTCCTAGCATCCTTATGAGAGAAAACATGTAAGGACATATTTTTTCTAGTTCTGTTGATTTCAAATCTTCAGGTTCATTCTCCGACATATCAGAGTATAACTCACCATCAGAACCGATTAAAGATATACCGGACCAACTCTTTTTATATTTTCTTTTTACCCCAAAGTAATCTGATTGATATGACTTAAATGCATACTTTTCCTCAATCTTTCTATATTCAGATAACAATTTAGAATAATCAATATCCAGATCTAATTCTATGAAAGGGATATCATTAACTGCTTTAAGATCCATTATTCAAATATGTTTGCAGAATAAGTTCCAGTTACTGCTCTACTGATCTGACGTTTCACTTCGGCACTCTTCAAATCATCACCATAATTTTCTACGATAATGTCATCTATTTTATCCAGTAGATCTTTCCTACGAGACAACATTTCATTCTTGTCGATCATAATCCTTTCCTCATAACATTCCTAAAAGCATAATGCCAAAGCATATAATGGTGAATAGTAGTAAACCTATGCCCATTAACAATACCCATAACGGTATTTTATCATTCATACATGCCCTCCCCATGCATCCCATCTGTCCTTGAAGTAAAAGTTAACTTCTGTTAGTGTTCCTGTTGGAGTTTGTTCATTTGATCTTGCCCATTTTTGACAAAATCTATGCATAGTTTCGGAACCATTGACTGATAGGACCCCGTACATTCTAGCAAATGCACACATGGCAAAACCATATCTCATTTTAATTTGATCCTGATCCATTTGCAGTTTCCCTCCTTTCACAGGTGGTTTTTTCAAATAAGACCGGATGAGCTGTTCCATTTCCATCATATGCATCAGACTCATAGTAAATATTTTCTCCCTTATACAGGGCGAAGAATATTGTTGTCAGCACAAATGGAATTGAAATCCAAATTAAAGCATCTGATAGAATCATTTTTTGTTCCTCCCTAATTTCCATCCCATATCACACTTATTACAGATGCCAAACTCTTTCATAGTACATTCCCACCCGGAGTGACATATCTCACAACCCTTACCACCACATTTGTTGCACACAATATGTTTCTGTTCATTCATGGTATAACTTTGATTACCTCCTCCTTCACTTTATCTATGACTTGATTCATAAGGTTGATATCAATATTCAGAAATGGTGGGATTATTCCAATAGCCCGTAAGAACCCATCCACAAAAGCAGCAAGAAATAGAATACCAAGGCACATACTAATAATCGAAGCATTACGGTTGTGTTTCCGCATTGCTTCGTCAATAGCATCTTTAATTAATCTATCAACCTCTGCCTTTGTATAACAGTGTTCAGGTTTCAGTTGTGTCATCCTGTGTGCCATGTCCAAGATTTTTAAGATTTTTCATTGGGTCTGGTTTCCCTTCTACTATAGCACACGCTCTTTTGTAGTAAAAGTTTTCTGTTGCGCTGTTTTCTTCTAGTTTTTCTTTAATGATTTTCCAGTTCTGAAATTCGTCGGGATGCATAATGGTAGAAAGATTGTCTACAATACTATTTACTGTAGCAACTCGTTACACTTTGTCAACCATATTCTGGATTCCTAACGTTCTTCAAATTGAATACGACGGACTTTACGTTTACGCCTCTCCTCTTGATAGAGAAGTTCTTGTGTAGAGAAGTGACTATCAATTTTTCTCTCTACATTGTTGGAGACCATGACAACCTTATCAAGATTAACAGCACCAACTTTATCATCAACAACACTCATTTGATTTGAACAACCACAAAATTGAACTTTACTAGTGGATAGTAATTCTATTCCACATTCTTTGCATCTTACAGTAATCATTT